GGCCTCCTTGAGCTTTCCTACAAGGTAAGCCTTCGCCTGTGTGTACAACATACGCTATTCCCCCTGCTGGCGGATAAAGTCCTCCACCGTCTCCTGGAGCTCCTCTTGATCCTCCGCGGATAGGCCGAGGAAGGGCCGGGCGGGGATCGTTACCTTGACCTTTTTACGAGTTACCCAGCGGCCGTCGACTTTGAAGCGGAGGTATTTCTTGTTCTTGGCCTTGATGATCCGGTTCTTGACTCCGTACTGGTGGGTGGAGGCGTGCTTGACGTTGGTGCCTACCGCAAAGCCGGTGGCGTCGGACCTGACCTGGATGCTGTTACGCAGCTGTCCGGAGTCCACCAGCGTCCTGCCGCCTTCCGCCAGCGCCCGCTTGGACGAGGGCCAGCGCCGCCCGTCCGGCCCCTTGCCTGTCCGGAAACGCTCCAGAGTAGACGTGCGCACGCCCTGGCCCAGGGCTGCGTTGAGGCTCTTCCGGTCCATCTCCGCGAGGCCCCGGATCTTGTTCAGGGCCGCCCGGGTATCGCCCTCCAGCCGGATATTTACCATGGGTCACATCCCCTTCATCGTATCCCGGCTGAAGAGCCGGCGGTTGGAGTGCATGGAGAAGCCGGCGGCCGCCGCTGCCTGGGGATCGCTGGCCTCGGTTCCGAGACTGACTTTGCCCTCCGCAACCAGCGTAAGGAACTTGATGGCGGCGTTGTAGCGGGTGAGATAGTTGCCCTCCCGTCCCTCTTCGTCCAGTCCGGCGCGGGACATGAGGTTATAGAGCGCGATATCCTTGGAAAACTTGTTGATGACCTTCGGGACCGGGGCGAGGGGGACGGCGTACCTCTTGACAAGGTAGCCGTCGATCTCCCCGTCCGCATCCGCGATGGCTTCGTCGATGAGCGGGCCGATCCGGGTCTCGCGCTCCTCCGAGTCTTCAATGAAGTCTGTATCTGTGAGGATTTGGCTCACAGCATCCTCTTTCAGCATGGCCCGGACCTCGTCACGGGTGCAGTAACTCATGCCGGTCAATCGCCGGCGGTCCCGTCGCTGCCGTAGGCCATCTGCCAGAAGCCGAAGCCCGCGTTCCCCCGGGAGTCCGCGCCGTAGAGGAAGGTCTTGCTCATGAATACATTGTCGTCGGTCTCGTTGGTCTTGCTCACGAACTTGACCTTCTTGCGCTGCTGGTAGATCAGAGGCTTGATCGGGCGGGTGGTACACAGCAGGAACCAGGCCGTGTCGCTGCCGGCCAGCTGCGGCACCACCAGGGGCTTTGCGGTGCCCTTCATGGTGTTGCGGGTGCCGTTGATGAAGTCGGCCTCGGTGATGTCTAGTGCGGCTTTCTCCAGAGCAGGCGGGACCACCAGTCTGTTCGGGATCAGATCCAGGGGCTCGCCCTTGCTGTTGGTCAGGCTCATCATGCCGGCGCGGGCGGCCACATAGGCGTCCAGGCTCAGCTTCGCGGTCCCTTTGTTGGATACCTTGCTCTTGCCGATCATGTGCTCGCTGGAGAAAAATGCCTTGCCGTCGAAGCACTTCTCATTGAAGCCATTCTTCAGAAGGCTGAATACCAGCTTGTCCGGATGCATGGCAGCGGACTGGCCCAGCATCTCAATAGAGGGGTTAAACAGGCCGATCTTGTCGTCCTCAATGGCGTTGCGGTCGATGCCGATGGTCAGCTCGAAATCCTTGTTCTTGATGGTATAGTCCGACGCGCTGAGGTTCTGGACCTCACGATCGCCGATCCATTCCCTCATGCCGGGGATGTCGCCGAGCCACGCATAGGTCTCGGCATCCGTGGTGGAGGGGGTGACAGTAGCCACCTCGGTGTACAGGGGAGTTACAGTGGTCAACGCCCTGTTGAACAGGGTGTTGAAGCCCACATAGATGCCCCGCAGGTTCTGGGGATTCACAATCATGGTTTTTGTCCTCCTTTTTTAGGCTTCGGCAGCGATGGTCTGAATGCCGCGTCCAATCTCCACGGCAACGCCCGAATCGTCCACCCGGATCACCAGCCCGGCCACGCTTGCGCCGTCAGCGGTGGCGGTGACGGTCTGGTCATCCGCGATGTAGCAGGGCTTCAGGACATGGGCGGCGGTGAGCTTCCCGGCGTCTGTGGCATTGTCAAAGACGAACACGCCCCGGGCGACCCGGATGGAGACTTCGCCGTCCGCTCCGGTGTTCGCCACAGTTTCCTCGGCCCGGCCGGCTGCGGTGAGCGTGGCCGCCTTGGAGCCGGGGACCGCATAGCCGCTGGCGTCCAGGGCCACGAGCGCACCCTGGTAGATGGTGGTGCTCCCCTTGACAGGGAGGATGAGGTGACGCGCTCCGTTGCTGATCTCGCTGGTATCTCTTGCTGCTGTAAGTGCTGCCATGGTCTTACGCCTCCTCTTTCATGCCGTACTTCTTGACGTCTTCTTCGTTGATGCCCAGCTGCTTGCACACAAGGCGGGTCGCCTCATCGATGCCGCCCGCGGGCGTATCCAGGGCATCCGGGATGATCTGGTCCATGGGAACCACCTGCGGGGCCTTTGCCGCAAAGTCCGCGAAGCCCTTCGGATCGTTCAGAGCATAGCTGACGGCCCATTCCTTCTGTGCCGGGGTGATCTTGCCCGCCTTCAAGGCCTTGGTGACTGCCTCGTCCGCGTCTCGCTGGGCAGCGGCCTTCTCCAGCTTTTCCACCTTCTCCCGCAGGTTCACGCCGTCGACGATCCCACCCTTCAGCTCCATGATCTTCGCGGTGACGTCGCTGGTGGCCGCGCCGGACTTCAGGCCCAGCAGCTCGCAGACGGCCTTGTTCGCCACGGTCTCCTCGCTGCCGGGAGGCGGCTCCTTGCCACCCTCCTTCAGCTTCTTCAGCTCCGCCAGTGCGGTGGTCAGTGCCTCTGTGATCTGCTCCTCCGTAGCGTCTTCGGGCAGGCCCAGCAGCTTTGCCAGTTCTTTCGGGTCCATAGTGTTTTGTCCTCCTTCGTGATTGTTGTAAGTGCTGGAATTGACAATGGGGTCCATGTGGTCGATTGCGGGGGTGTTGGTGAGGGCCAGCGAGTGCAGGCCCGTCGCCTTGTTGTCCGCCTTGCGGACGGTGATGACAGGGGAGAGGTAGCGGTACTCCCGGTTCTTCAGGTACGTTGCCGCCCGGTCCGTCCACTCCACCTTTGCGACGATGTGGCCGTCCTGGATAGAGAGGTCTTTGACCCAGCCGGCAGCCGGGGCCTGGACGCCGTCCAGCGTCTGGTGCTCGTAGTCCACCACCACGTCCACGCCATGCCGGGCGATCTCCGCCTTCATGAGCCGCAGGCTCTCCTCATCCACGTCGAATTCGCCCTTCTGGCTGGTGACGTGTCCCAGGGGCAGAATCCGGATGACCTCCGGGACCCCCTGGACCTCCACCTCGCCCCCTTTCAGGGTAATGATCTCCATCTTTTGCGTGTCTCCTTTCCGGGGCAAAGCCCCAAGACCGCCGTTAACGCCGTGCGCACGGCGTTAGACGCCGTTTTGCGGGGGTCCCCCGTGAAATGACCCCCTCTCCGCTGGAGGGGCGTCAGCGGCCTTTTTACGCCTTTTTCCCGGGCCCGCTCTTTTCCCGCTCCCGGAACGCCTTCACCAGGGGCTCGGGATACCCCTTCAGGTCCGGCCTCCACGGAGTCTTTGCCGGGTTGCTGGCAAACTGAGGGTCCGGCATGATATTTACAAAGTGCCCGTCCTTCAGCATACTGGCGGCGGGAGCCGTGGTCTCCACGCGAAGGCCCAGCCGCTCCACCTGCCGCCGGCTCAGGCTCCGCACCGTACAGCGGCACTTGAAGCCGTTGGGCGGGAACCATGTATCCCAGACCGGGGAATCCGCCGGGAAGACCCGGCCA